AAAAGAGATTATTATTTTCGAAACGATTACGAACAGGGAAGCGATTATGATAAGTTCATGAAAAACCTTACTTCATACATGAAAAAGAAAGGATCAAAGCATGACGATGCACCCGATTCAATGGCGTTAATGACTGAGGTAATGAAAGAAACAAACAATCAATTTGATTTGAGATGAGCATAAAAAGCAGGTTTGTAAATTGGGTATTAAAAGGATTAGAAGGCGACAAGGTTGTTTTTATGGATGATCAATATTACAGTTCTTTGTTTTCTAACCTATCCAAAGGAATGCAGTTAGATAGCGATTCAAATCAAAGCAATTATGTAAAAGTCGGATATGGAGGCAATGCAGATGTTTTCGGAATGACAAATAAAATGGCCAGTGCAGCATCTAACATACCATTGGTACCGTTCAAAGACGACAAGGTAAGCGATATCGATCCTTTAAAAGAATTATTTCAATCAGACGTAACAGATAAGACCCTCATTGAGGCAAGACATGAATTTTTTGTATTTGGGTATATTACAGGCAATGGGATTAATTATATACCTAGACTGGAAGCTGGAAATAATAAAGGCAAACTTATAGAAGGTATTTCTTGCGGGATACTTCCAACACAATATACTGAAATAATTAGCGAAGGCAAAGAGCATCCAGTAGGTTGGTATGTAGTAACTTTAGACAATGAGCAAAGAAAATATGACCCTCAACACGTGTTTCATACACGACTGTTTCCAAACTTAGAATACAGGGGAGGAGCTAATTTCTTTGGTGCATCACCTGTTAAAGTTGCTGTTGACGTGATACAATCCATGAATGAAGGCAGGAACATAACCAAACAAACTTATTCAAAGCCAGGTCCTGACATGATAATAGAGGAAGAGGTAGGTGGCATGAACCAAGGAAATATGACCAAAGGAGAGCAATCGGGAGCGGAGAAAACTTGGAGGTCTAAGACGCAAAGTAATAGATTTTTAGGTATCCCAATGTTCACAAAGAAAAAGTTGCACATACATAAATTAGGTCATGACTCGTTCAAGGATTTAGATATTATCAACAACGATGAAAACGGAGTAAGGATATTATCAAGGATTTATGGTGTATCATCTAGGTTATTTAACGATCCAGAAGGAGCGTCTTACAACAATAAGAAAGACGACGAAAAAGCATATTACACAAATAGAATAGTTCCAGATGTAAACCGAGAGGCCGAAATGTGGACAAGCGTATTTAATGAGTATTATGGTATAGAATACAGGCCAGACTTTAGCAGTATTGAGGCATTACAACAAGATAAAAAGCAAATGGCCGACATCTATCAAATAGGAATGCAAAATAGCGCGGTTACCGAGAACGAATTCAGAATGGATGTATTAGGAAAAGATGAACTTACGCCCGACGAGATCGAAGAACTTAGGGCAAGCAGGGATAATTTAAACAATTTAAATTTATTTAATGATAACTTGGAAAACGATAAATAAAATAAGGATGATACTTGAAAGAAAGTACACCCGTAAGATGACACTTGCACTTAGAAAGCAATTTGCGTCTGTTGTCGATTTTACTGATATCGTTACTAATCCTGACTCTGTAATTAGGTCTATTGATATGGTGGTTATAGATGAGCCAATTTGGGACATGTTCAAAGAATTATATTCAGACTCAGGGAATAAATTTAGAAAGCTGGTAGTTAAAGAAGTGAAGAGTTTAGAAGATGATCTTTGGAAAGAAGAAATGATAAACTATGTAAATAACAATTTAGGTGACGATATAACAAACATAACAAATTATACAAAAGAAAGTATACAGACAGCATTGAAAAACACTTTGGACGAGTCTATAGAAGAGGGACTTTCGCAGACTGAAATAATGAAGAAATTCAGAGAAACATTAACAAAAGGAAAATACAGCAGGTTTACAAAATCAAGGGCATTAACAATAGTGAGAACAGAAACAACAAAAGCGACAAATGTGGCAAGCCTTGAAAGTGCCAAAAGGTTTACAACGGCAACAATTAAAAAATGGTTACCACCACCTATTGGAATAGCAAGGGTACAAGAAAGGCACGCTATATTACCGGGATTAAGGGGGCAAAAACGAATGTTAGACCAGCCTTTTTTAGTAGATGGTACAAGTATGATGCACCCCGGCGACCCTTCGGGAGGTGCGCAAAATGTTATCAATTGTAGATGCGCGATGACTTATGAAACAGTTTAAAAGAGAGGTTAAAAATATAATTGAAGTATTGGAGGAAATGTTTAAAACAGGGAACGATGTATAAAAATAACTACAAGTCTTTTTTTAATTCACAGATAAAAGACATAACGGAAAAAGGAGAGGTTACAGTAGCGGTCAATGCTTTTGGTAATGTGGATAGCGATAAAGATATTTCGATGGAAGGTAGTTATGATAAAACTATTAAAGAGTCGTTTGATCGGCTTAAATGGTTTTATAACCACAATCATACTCAATTACTAGGAGTACCACTAGAAGCAAAAGAGATATTCCCACATCTTCAGGTTAGGGCAAAGATGAACCTTAAAAAAGAACTTTCTAGAGACGTATACGAAGATTATAAACTATATGCCGAAAACAATAAAACACTAGAACATTCAGTAGGTGTAAGCCCTATTAAAAAAGAATACAATAAAAGTACAGGTGTAACTAAAGTATATGAATGGAAATGGTGGGAGTTTTCCACGTTGTCAAGTTGGGGGGCAAATGAAAACACCCCTTTATTAGATATTAAAGAATTAAAAACGCCAACGGAAATAAGTGAGGCTTTGGACTTTTTAAACAAAGCTTTGAAAATGAACTATACAGATGAAAGATTTGAACAAATAGAAATAACATTAAATAAATTAAAGTCACTCACAACTGAGCCGGAAAAACCCACTCAGGAAAAGGAGCCGACATTTATACAAATATTAAATAAGGAATTAAGGCAATGACAGAAGAAGAAAAAAAGGCCGTTCAAGAAACGAAAGACTTCTTTAGTAAGAAGTTCGACGCGATTGAGGATGGTTTAGCAAAAAGGGCAAATGCAGATGATTTGGTAAAGCTCAAAGAAGAACTTACTGAAAAGATGTCTGCATTGACAGATAAAGAATATGCGGTTAAGATGCAAGAGCAACTTGATAGTATAGAAGGGAAATTAGTAAAACTTGATGATGATCAACAAAAAGGAGTTACCAATGACGACAGGTTAGATAAGATATTCAAATCAGATGAATATAAATCTATGGCCGCTGGTAAAACTAGAAATTTTGATATTTCATTAAAGGCTAATGAAATCACAACGTCGAATAGTTTTACCCAAGGTGCTTTGTCTCCAATTATTCAGCACCAAAGACAACCGGGCATTGCTGGGGTTCCTGACAGGGCAATAGTATTAGGAAACCTTTTTAATAAAGGTATTGTCTCTACAAGTGATACAGTTGACTATGTAGAAAGAACAACTAACACAAACAATGCAGCAGCGAGAGCAGAAGGCGGAACGATGGCACAATCTGTATTAGGTTGGACATCTGCAAAGCGTATAGTTGAGAACCTTTCGCATTATATCATAACCTCAGAACAAAAGCTAACGGACACGGATTTTGTAAGAGGTGAAATTAATGACAGGTTGCTTGTAGGGTTAAACAGGGTTGTTGAAACAAACCTTTGGACGGGTACAGGAACAACACCTGCACTGCATGGAATATTAGGCGCAGGGTCTAGTAATCTTGCTAAAACATTTGCTGCGCCTAGTGGCACCGCCGGGGAGGTATCTTTACCAAATATGCAATCAGCATTAAAAACAGCATCGTTACAAGTTGAATTAGGTAATACATCAGATTCAGAAGGTACGGGTTTTATGACGACTGCACATGTAATCAATCCAGTGGACTGGTATTTATTGAGCGAAGAAAAGGACACATTGGGACGGTCTTTATTTGATGTTAATGGACAAATGAGAGTAGCAGGGGTTCCCGTCTTTAAGTCTCAGTTTATTACAGCGGGTACTTACTTGTCAGGTGATTTTACTAAAGGTACGCTATACA